GACTGCTTGCGGTGGAACCTATTGAAGCCATCCTGCGGCTGAAAGACTCCGAATGAAACCACTTACCATCCTCTGATAAGGTGAACAAGCCGAAGTCCTCAACGACTGACTTAACTAGACTCGCGGATTCATGAAGGTTGTAGCCTATGGTGTTATAGGTAGTTTCGCTCATGTAATCCTCTTGCGAGAATAGATATTCCAATAGCATGAAGTATACTCCATACCCCGCTGATCCGTGCCTAATGCGTAGGCTGACGATTTTTGGGTCTTCCCGGGCAAAGGCATCGTGCTGGAAGTAATATTGTTTCAGCTTCTTTGCCATATTGTCCTTGTTAGGTATCCCTCAGATAATCCGTGACCTCCTTGATGAAGTCTTCCATTCCGTGGCATACCACATACTTGTATTCATCCGACCTGCAGAGG